CGCTCTTTGAGCTCGCACAGCAACTGATCAAGTAGTACCTCTCTTTTAATCTGGAGACATCCATGAAAAAGAACACTCGTAAAAAGAAAAAGCATTCGCTCTTTTCTCCGTCCGAAGTGGTGACATCCATTAGGTCGGCGCTTCACCTCGATCTCGATGGCCTATTACAAGAGTACAGGCCAGAGAGTGGCATCGGTTACGATGTTAGGGCTCAGCTGGATCAACTGCTCAAAAAGTATGTTGACCCAGACACGAAACAAGATCCGCTCGTAGCTGCGGTTTATGAAAAATTCCACAGCATTAACGAGCACTTGGCGAGGTATCAGGATGTATTTCCTGAAGTTGTACCTCATTTAAACAAGACCATGGATTTTCGGACTAAGGCTCTCCTCAGAGCCAGATCAATTGTCCACATGGTGCTTGGTTCGTGTCCCTCTTGGGAAAAGGTCTTCATCCGTTGCAAAAACGGACCAGGTTCCACACTAGGAACCAGCTTCGCTGATACTTCTGACGAAGCCAAATGGACCTACCCAATTACAATAACATCAGGTGCCAAACCCATCTTCGACGACTATTTATTGTTTGACAATTCCTTTCATCAAGCAATAGTCTCCCTGAACAACGGGAGGCCAATAGAATACGAAATCGTTGATGGATCGAGGGCTACCACTGTCGATAAAACTTCCTCTGCACGTCGCATGATATGTGTGGAACCCACTGGTAATATGTTTCTCCAGCAGGGTATCATGCTTGAAATGTATGACGCGCTTCAGGCGGTTGGACTCGATGTACGGAGTCTTCCCGAGTTGCACAAAGATTTGGCGCGACAGGCTAGTATCGATGGCGTAAATGCTACCATCGACTGGTCCTCCGCGTCGGATTGTAACTCGATCGGGCTATCTAGGTTTCTTTTACCTCCTAGGTGGTTTGGTATGGTTGGATCAACTCGGTCTCCCCTCATTTCCATCGAGGGGAAGAACTACAAAACCGAAATGATTTCCACTATGGGTAATGCGGTAACTTTTCCGCTTGAGACTCTGTTCTTCTGGTCTCTCGGTCACGGTGTTCATCTG